GAGAGTGACTATTCAGGCCTTGAATTTAGGACGGCTTGTGAACTGTCTAGGGATAGCCAAGGCCTTGCCGATATTCTTGAGGGTAAGGACATTCACAGACAGACCGCCAGTATCTGTCTTAAAAAGCCAGCCTCTCAAGTGACAAAGGATGAGCGCCAAGGCCATAAGTGGGCATCCTTCCAGCCCCTGTTTGGGGGTACAGGATTTGGTATGCCGGACCACATAAAGGCGTACTTCGACAGGTTCTATCGTATATATGAAGGTATACACGGATGGCATCAATCACTGATGACGGGAACACTCAAGAATGGAACTGTAGAGACACCTAGTGGCCGTCAATATTTCTGGCCTAACGTAGAGAGAACTAAGAACGGCAGGGTGACTAGTGCAACCCAAATTCTTAATTACCCGGTGCAAGGCTTCAGCGCCGATCTTGTGCAATTAGCCTGCATAAGAGCGTTTAAACTGTTTAAACAAGCAGATTTACGCAGCAAACTTACTCTTACAGTCCACGATTCAATTTGTGTGGACACTCATCCAGATGAGATTGAGCAAGTAAAATCTATCCTGACTGAGGCCATGACAGGTGTCGGGGAAGAGGCTGAGAAGAGGTTTGGGTACAAGACAGTTGTGCCTCTAGACATAGAAATCAGCGGCGGACCAAATTGGCTAGAGCAACAGGAATATGCTTGATTACGCCACCTAACTGTCGTATAATGAGAGACCAAATTGAGGAAGAGTTATGACTGAACTAGTAGTACAAGAAAACGGCTTATCGTTAGCAGAAATTAGCGCACAACTAGGCGCTACATCAACATCAACAGGGCCAAGCATCCCTGCGTTGGGTATGAATTATGATGGAGAGAATGGGCCAATGGGTGCATTCTTTTTGAAGACCGGGCAAGATCATGTATATGCCACAGAGAATGTACGGTTTCGTGCCTTTAGTAATCACATTCAATTCCAGCATTGGGGAGATGACAATTCATTAGTCAATAAATCTCTGCTTATAAAAAATACCCGCGACGAAGCTAGAGATCAGCTTGGTGGTATTATGTGTGGGATGCCTACTTACGAGCAATCTATCCAGATGTCTCCTGAACAGAAGGAAAAGTATAAAGGTATCGACAGATATAGAATTGTACGGGGTCTGATAAATTACACAGGTAAAACTTCAGACGGGCGGGAGGTTACCCTCGAGAACCAGCCTTGTATTTTATCTGTTAAGCGTAAGAACTATGGGCCGTTTTATCACGATGTTTTAAAGAAGTTGCCGCAAGGAATGAATTTGTGGGATTTTGAAAGCATCTTGTCAAAGGAAACATTAACAAATTCTTATGGTAAGAAGTTCTATGTTATGCGCTTTGCCCCACAGTTTGGCAGTCCGATCCCTATGGATCAACTTACTTACGACAGCCTCGCTCACGTTACAAATCTAATTACATCAGAGAACAAGCGCATCGAAGAACAGTATCGTGAAGCATTAGCACAGAAAGAAGACCTCGCTGAAGCTGATCGTATTATGGATGCTGTAGATACTCTCGCAGAAGACTACCGCGTATAATGGGCATAATAGAAAATATGTCTAATGAGGAGTATCATTCACAGAATGGTATTTCTTCAACCGCAGTTAAGTCGGTATTTAAAAAGTCTCTTGCCCACTGGAAGGGCGAGAAGCGTAGGCAGACGGCAGCTTTCTCAATGGGGTCAGCCGTTCATGCTCTCCTGTTAGAAGAAGATCGTGACCTTGTTGTCAAAGGGCCAAAGACTAGGAAGTCTAAAGGTTTTACTGAGTTAGAGGAGAATGCTGGTCCTGATCAGATTGTCCTGACTGAAGTAGAATACCATGTAGCCAATCGTATGGCGACAGAGACACTGAAGAACCCTGTGTGCAAGAAGGCTTTGCGCCACAAGGATCGTCAAAATGAAGTCTCTATCTTCTCAGAGTGTGAACGCACTGGGCTAGTGCTGAAGACCAGACCAGACCTCTACATACCCTCAGAGGGGGCCGTGTACGATGTTAAGACCACTCAAGACGCTAGTCCCCTTGGATTTGCTAAAGAGTGCTGGAAGTACTCCTACGACATACAAGCAGCATTCTACATCTATACCTGTCGAATGGCGGGTATTTCTGTGGACAAATTTAAGTTCATTGCCGTGGAAAAAGCGGCTCCCTATGCCAGCCATATGCATATCGTAAGCCCCAACTTATTGGATAATGCTACCGAGAATATGCACAAGGTGTTGGCTACAATAAAAGAGGCAACCGATAAGGAAGATTTTGGCACGGGCTGGGGCGAGTATTCGATCCTTGAACTCCCCAAGTGGCGATAAAAACCTCAAGTGCCAAGGCGAAGGGCCGAAGACATCAGCAATGGGTTAGGGATAAGATACTATCCCTGTTTCCTAAAGCACTCCTCCCCGACGATGTCAGAAGCACTTCTATGGGCGCTGGCGGTGAAGACGTACAACTAAGTCCCGCCGCCAGACGCTTATTTCCATATTCAATCGAGTGCAAAGCGTTCAAGTCATTCGCCATCTACAAGGTGATGGATCAGGCGGCAGAGAACTGCCCCAAGGGTGCAGAGCCTGTAGCTATCATTAAGGGTGACCGTCAAAAGCCCTTAGCTGTTATGGACGCGGAACATTTTTTCAAACTAACGAAAAAAGGCAAGAAATGAAACTTCCTGAGAATACAATTCAAATTAATATGACCATAGATCAAGACGATGATCTTCTTGAGGTGTCTTTAAATGAGAACCTTAGCTCTTCGATGTCTGACGAACAGGAAACCTTCTACTTAGACCTGTGCAACGGCCTGATGGCTAAACTGAATACAAGTCTTGAAGAGTTTATAATTACGGGCAGGCTTTTGCGTAGAATATCTATGCTAGAGGACGAACTCTATGAAGAGAGGGACGGCCTAGAAGTAACCTTTGAGCCTTCCGAAGAGCTTCTGGATGCCATGCGTCTAAATTTAGATGATAACGTATTAGCTTTTAAGAAGAAGCTACACTGATGTCTTCTTATATTCGTGAGATGACTGCCGACGAAAAACAGGCGTCAATAGCCCGAAATTCAAACAACAATGATATGGTCAACAACCCATTACACTACAATGGCTCCGCTATCGAATGCATAGATGCAATGGCTGCAATGGTCGATGGAGTAGATAATATTACATCCCACCAAGCTTATTGCTGGCAGAACGCATTCAAATATCTTTGGAGGTTCCCATACAAGAATGGCGTCGAAGATCTCAAAAAATGCCGCTGGTACTTAGACCGTTTAATTAAGGAGATGGAGACATGATTACACAAGAAGATATCGACGCCTTTAAAGTATATAACCCCCCACTGTCTTCGATGCAGCAACTTGTGACTGACTTTGCCCTTCGTATGGAACAGCCAATAAACCAGCCGTGGCCTAAAGATAAAGACCTAGAGAATTTTCGCTGGAGCTTAATTACAGAAGAGTATGGAGAGGCTTATGATGAAAGTTGTGACCAAAACAATCCCGCAAATATGTTCAAGGAACTGCTGGATATTTTGGTCACCGTAATTGGTTACTGCGTGACATATGGGTGGGACGTAGAAGAAGGCTTTCGCTTAGTTATGGCCTCAAACATGAGCAAATTAGGCGTAGATGGTAAACCTTTAAAGGACGCTTCAGGGAAAGTTCTAAAGGGACCGAATTATAAACCAGCAAATTTAAAACACTTAGTGGAGACCAATTAATGAATAACTATTTACCAACCGATTATCAAACCTTTATCGCAACCAGCCGTTACGCACGGTGGATCGAGGAAGAAGGTCGCCGGGAGACTTGGGGCGAGACAGTATCCCGCTACATGGAAAACATTGTAAAACCTGTTGCGGGTGACGATAGCTACATAAAAGATATCGAACAGGCTATCCTCAGTCTGGAGGTGATGCCTAGTATGCGGTCACTGATGACAGCGGGTCCAGCGGCAGCAAGGGATAATACCTGTATGTATAACTGTAGCTACCTAGCCGTAGATGACCCTAAGTCCTTCGATGAGGCTATGTTCATCTTGTTGTGCGGGACCGGGGTTGGCTTCAGTGTAGAGCGTCAGTGCATCGATAAACTTCCTGAAGTCCCTACACTCTTCGATAGCGACACTATCGTCATGGTCAAGGACAGTAAGGAAGGTTGGGCTAAGGCTTTCAGACAAGTTCTGGCACTCCTCTGGGCTGGTGAAATTCCTAAGTGGAATGTTGAAAAGGTACGGCCAGCGGGAGCGCGGCTTAAAACCTTTGGGGGCAGGGCATCTGGACCCGCTCCTCTAATCGATTTGTTTAACTTTGCAGTTAGCACATTTAAGGAAGCACAAGGTCGTAAACTTTCTTCGATTGAGTGCCATGACCTCATGTGTAAGGTTGGTGAAATAGTAGTCGTAGGCGGCGTTCGACGCAGCGCCATGATTTCATTGAGTAATTTGTCAGATGACCGTATGCGCCACGCCAAGAGCGGTAAGTGGTATGAGCAAAACCCGCATAGAGGGCTGGCTAACAACTCTGTGGCCTACTCTGAGAAGCCGGACAGTATGTCATTCATGCGTGAGTGGATGGCTCTGGTGGAGTCTGGTTCAGGTGAACGGGGCATCTTCAATCGACAGGCAGCAAAGGTGCAAGCTGGTCTTAATGGTCGCCGTAAATCAGATGCAGAGTTTGGTACAAACCCTTGTTCTGAAATAATTTTATTACCAAGTCAATTTTGCAACCTCAGTGAAGTAGTAATCAGGGCTACAGATACGCTGAAAGACTTAGAACGCAAGGTACGCCTAGCTACGATCTTAGGTACTATACAGGCTACCTATACAAAGTTCCCTTACTTACGGAAGGTATGGGAGAACAATACCTCTGAAGAGCGTCTGCTTGGCGTCAGTCTCACAGGTATTATGGATAACCCTCTAATGACTACTTCTAATAGTGGACTTGATAAAACTTTGAGGCATTTAAGAGATGTTGCTATTAACACTAATGCTGAGTGGGCTGAACG